GTACCGACCCGATTGTTAGAGGGCAGGTTCTCCCACAGGGGGGGAGTGTCACGGGTAATTCGAACCCCGAACGAAAACCAGTGTAAAGCGCGGCGACGCGGACTTCGCTTCGCTCGGAAGGGACAGATGCCAGCTAAAACGAAGACTGGCTCCAGGATGAGCGGAGTCCCGAAAGCATTGAGGAACAGGATCGTCGGGAGCGGAGTGATCGACGTCGCGAAGCTCAAAGCGAATCCGAAGAATTGGCGAACTCACTCCGACGATCAACGTCGCGCGATGAGCGACGTCCTGGAACAAGTCGGATGGGTGCAGAACGTGATCGTAAACCGGACGACGGGGAACATGATCGACGGGCATCTTCGCGTCGAGATCGCGGAGAAGCGCGAGGAGAAGATCGTTCCCGTCGTCTTCGTGAAGCTCACAGCGAAGGAAGAAGAACTCGTCCTCGCGTCGCTCGATCCGATCTCCGCGCTCGCGGGACTGGACGCGGCGAAGCTCGCGGAGCTCCTCGAAGACCTCGAAGTCGAAGGAGACGGGCTCTCGAAGATGCTCGACGAGATGGCGGAGGGGATCGCGAAGAAGCGCGGAGGGGACGAGAAAGCGGAAGTCGCCTTCGCGGAAGAGCTCCTCGAAGAGCATAACTTCGTCGTCCTGTATTTCGACAACACGGTCGACTGGCTGAATCTGCTTTCGATCCTGGAGCTCCCGTCCGTCCAGGCTCACCACTCGAAGCCAGGATTCCGCGTCCAGGGGATCGGACGCGTCGTTCGCGGAGCGGACGCGATCGAGAAGCTCCGGAAGTGGGGAGGGGATCATGCAGAATAACCCGATCACCTGGATCGTTCGGAAAATCACGGACGAGCTCGTCTCGCGACTTCGCGAGAGGGGATGCGAAGTCTCTCGACGTGAAGTCGTCACGATCCGGATCGACGTCGACTCGAAGAACGCGGAAGAGAAGCTCGCGAACTTGAAAGCTCTCGCGGAAGAGCTCGCGGACGTGATGAAGCGGAGCCGGGAATGAACGTCTCCGTCTGCTGCCCCTCGTATCGACGCCCGACTCGGATCGAGACGTTCGAGTACCTTCCCGATCTTCGCGTATATGTCGCGCCAGAGGAGCTCAAAGCGTATCGCGCGACGTATCCGACGAAGGACGTCGTCCCTTGCGCTCCAGGAGTGCAAGGGAACCTCTGTCGCGTCCGGAATCACATCATCGATCGCGAGCTCGTTCGAGGGGATGCGGACGTCCTGGTCATAATCGACGACGACTTTCACGGGCTCGAATATTGGCAGGGGAACAAGCGACACAAGCTCGCGAGCGAAGAGTTCCTCGCGTTCGTCGAGAAGTACACGATCCTCGCGCGGGAGCTCGGAGCCTTTCTGTGGGGAGTGAACCTCACGAACGATAAACAGATATATCGCGAGTACACTCCGTTCTCGACTGTCGCGTACATCGGAGGGCCGTTTCAAGCGATCCTCCGAGGATGTTCGCTCCTATACGACGAGCGGATGCCGCTCAAAGAAGATTACGACTTCTCCCTCCAGCACTTGAACCTCTACCGATGCGTCTTCCGCGTGAATCGCTATTACTACGAAGTCCGGCAAAGCGAACAGGCCGGCGGATGCGCGACCTACCGGAACATCTCGCGCGAGAAGTCTCAACTCGAATTGCTCCGGCGGAAGTGGGGATCGGAGATCGTGAAGATCGACACGACGGATCGATCTCATTCGTCCTCGAAGACGCGGACGCGGATCGACTACAACCCCGTGATACATCCGCCGATTCGGGGAGTGTGATGCTCGGACGATGGAGGCTCACGATCGATACTTCCGCGAAACTCGATAACCCGAAGGCCGATTCCTTCGCGTTCATCGAAGCTCCGAACGGTCGGAAGATATGGCTCTCGACGAATCCCGACATCGAGGAGCTCGCGCTCGCGGAGACGCTCGTCGAACAAGCGAACGCGTTTAGAGGGAGAACGAAGTGAACGACGGCGATCGGAGAGCGCGGAAGTGGGGAGAAGATGGCTCTCGTTAATGTGCAGAAGCTCGCGTCCGCGATGAATGTCACGGCTCGTCGAGTGCAGCAACTCGTCGGGGAAGGACTCCCGCGCGAGGAGAAAGGGAAGTACGATCTCGCGAAGTGCCTCCTCTGGTACATCCGATATCTCCAGAACGTGATCGAGGGACGCGGCGTCCCGACTCCCGACGGGGAGCTCTCATCGATGAAGGAAGAGCGGCTCGCGCTCCTCCGCGTCGATCGTGAGCTCCGCGAGATCGAGCTCGCGGAGAAGCGGGGATCGCTCGTCGCGATCGTCGACGTCGAGAAGACGATGAGCGATCTCGTCCTCACCACGAAAGCGCGAATTATGGGCATCGCTCCGAGACTCGCGGCGGAGCTCGTCGGAGAAGTCTCTCGCGTGATGATCCAAGCGAAGATAGAGAAAGAGATTCGATCCGCGCTCGTTCACCTGGAGAAGATCGGCGCATGAGCCTCGCGATCCAAGCTCCCGAGATCGGAACTCACCTCCTCGGAGCGGAGAACTTCAAAGCGGCGACGCGACGCGCGACGTCGCTCTTCGCTCCTCCTCCTGATATCACCGTCTCCGAGTGGGCTCGACGGAACCGCGTTCTCCCGAAGGGAACGACGTCTCGTCCTGGAGCGTTCCGTCCGGAGAAGTTTCAAGTCGAGATGATGGACGCGATCCTCGATCCGAATGTTCACGAAGTCGCGATCCAGAAGTCGACCCAAGTCGGATACACGGATGCAGTTCTGAACAACATCATCGGATACGTGATCGACGTCGATCCGAAGCCGATCATGCTGGTACAGCCGACGATCGACAACGCGAAGGACTTCGGGAAGAAGCGGATCGCTCCGATGATCGCGAACTGTTCCGCGCTCCGCGAGAAAGTTCGAGAAGCGACGTCCAGGAGAGCGGGGAACACGCTCACGTTGAAGGAGTATCCAGGCGGATTCTTGAAGCTCACGGGAGCGAACGCGGGAAGCGGACTCCGCTCCGATCCCGTCCCGATCGTTCTCTTCGACGAGGTCGACGGATATCCCGAGGACGTCGACGGCGAAGGCGATCCGATCGAGATCGGGACGCGCCGGACGGATCAATTCCCCGAGTACAAGATCGTGAAGGGATCGACTCCCGCGCGTCCGAAGGAGTTCTCGCGGATCGTGAAGGCATACGAGCGGAGCGACCAAAGGCTCTTTCACGTTCCTTGCCCGTTCTGCGGATTCGAGCAACCTCTCGTTTGGCGCGATCCCGTGACGAAGGACTATCGGCTCGTCTACACGGTGAAGGAGAACGGCGGAGTCGATCGCGCGAGCGTCGCTTACCTTTGCGCGAAGTGTCGGGGACGGATCACGGAACGGTACAAACAGCAAATGCTCGACGGCGGAGCCTGGGTTCCGCGATTTCCTGGACGCGAAGTCGTCGGATTCTTCATCAATGCTCTTTACTCCCCGTGGCGCGAGAACTGGCACGAACTCGCGCAGGAATGGAGCGAAGCGAATCGAGAGCAGAATCCGGAGAAGCTGAAAGCGTTTATTAACCTGCGACTCGGGGAACCGTGGGAGGAGGACGGCGACGAGCTCGAAGCTCACTCGCTCCGCGCTCGCTGCGAGAAGTATCCCGAGGACGCGGACGTCCCGATCGGAGTCGGGCTCCTCACAGCGAGCGTCGACGTCCAGGGAGATCGACTTGAAACAGTCGTCAAGGGATGGGGAGCGAAGGAGGAGTCCTGGCTCATCGCCTACCAACAGTTCTTCGGTGATCCTGGACGAGAGGGAGTCTGGAATGATCTCGACGAGTTCCTTTTGACGAAGTTCCGACACGCGTCCGGACGCGAGATCACGATCTCCGCGACGATGGTCGACTCCGGCGGGCACAATACGGACGACGTTTACAAGTTTGTGAAAGCGCGGCAGTCGCGACGCGTCTTCGCGCTTAAGGGAGCGAGCGATAAGGGGAAGGAGATTCTCTCGAAGTATTCGCTCAACAATCGCTTAAAGGTGAAGCTCTTTACGATCGGGACGGACACGGCGAAGGATCGAATCTTCGCGCGGATGAAGATTCCCGCTCCGGCTCCAGGGTATATGCACCTGCCGGACTGGATAGAGGACGAGTACCTCGAACAGCTCACATCAGAGAAAGCCGTTCCGCGATATCGGAAGGGGAAGGGACGAGTCCGCGAGTACATCAAGACCCGCGCTCGGAATGAAGCTCTCGATCTCGAAGTCTACGCACTCGCGGCTCTCTACTCCCTCGGGAGCTCGAAGCTCCGATCCCTGGAGCAACTCGCGAACGAGTTCTCCGTCCCGATCGGGGAGAAGAGTCCCGCGACTCCCGCGACTCCTCAGACGTGGGGCAACGCGGGAGGTTTTATAGACTCCTGGAAGCGATAAGCCTATTCGTGGGGGAGTAACCTTCGTGACTATTGATTTCCTTAGTCGCGACTTTGATATTATTGTCGAAGTTTCCTAGACACTAAGGAACGAAGGAGGATCGATGGCAAGCGCAGTCTGTACGAAGTGCGGCGAGAAGTTCGAGAACGATCACGCGGAGAAGTCTCTCAAGATGCACATGATGAGAGTCCACACGCGAGCGGGGAAGCAAGGTCAAAAGAAAGCGATCGCGACGGCGAAGAAGAAAGCGAAAGAGCGAGCGAAGCTCGCATCGGCTATGAGTCCCCAAGCGATCCGACGGGCTCGCGAGCGAGCGGAGCGGGAAGCGGGAACGAACGGAACGACGAAGACGAAGTCTCACTCGAAGACGTGCGATCTCTGCGGGAAGAAGTTCAAGAATCCCTTTGGAGTCGCGATCCATAAAGCTACGATGCACAAAGGAGAATCGCGGAATGGCAGCTCGCCCGAACATAACGGAAATTCGAACGCTCAAGTCGACGCGCGGGGATGGTACTCGATCGGACACGTCTGTGCTCAAGTCCAACCCCTTGTCGCCGCTGTTAGTGAGCGAGATTCGATACCTCAGTCACTACTTGCCGAAGGGATCGTTAGAGCTCTTCGTCCCGAGACACGCGGGAGGATCGATCGGGCTCGTCAATAAGTGTCCGTTCTGCGGTGAACGTCCTCCGTATTACGACGAGCGGAGCAACTACGGATATATCAAGTGGCGATGGCTTGCGGCTCACATGGCGAAGTGCGGGAGGAGATCGTGAGCGCGGACGACGTCGTCGAGCGCGAGCTTCGGATTAACGAGATCGTCGGGAAAGCGATCGAAGCGTCGGAGCGCGTTCTCCTGGACGAAACGAAGGGAGACGCGCTTCTCCTCGATCTCGCGACGCTGGAGCTAGTGACGCGCTACATCGAGAGAGTCGGGACGACGCTCTCGTCCGCGCGGCTCCGGCTCGACTTCGAAGCGGGGAGGAAGACGTGAGTCGCTCGGATCACGTCCTCTCCGTCCTCCTGGAGAAGTTCGACGAGGGAGTCGCTCGCGAGGAGATTCTTCGTTTCTACGCGTTCGACTGCTGTATCGCGACGACTTGGATTCTCCGTCGCGTTCTCTCGAAGTTCGGGATACACGCGGACGCGATTCCAGTGAGCGTCGCGATCGGCAATCGAAGATGGGCGGAACTCATCGATCGCGGCGTTCGCTTCCCCGAGGATCGTCGCGAGCTCCCGAGGTTCCTCGAACTTCACGGAGCTTACTCCGTCGGGCTCGTCGCGCTCGATCCGTCCCGCGTCCCTCACGTCGTCCTCGTCGTTCGCGGAATCGTGATCGACGGATCGATCGAACAGGCGAATCGTCCGGAGAAGAAGATCGTCCTCCCGAAGTGTCTCGCGATCCCCGCGACGGCGGAGTTCCTCGCGGGACTCCCGCTCACTCTCGAAGTGAACGAAGTCCGTCTCCAGTATCGGAAGATAGCGGACGGCTCGTTCGTCCAGTCTCCGGACTGGAGACGTCGCGACGAGAACGAGCGGATCGCGCGACGGATCATCGATCGGATCGGGAGGATCGCGTGAGCTCACGTTATCGAACGGTGAAGGGAGTTCTCGGACATTGGATCGTCGGGAACGCGGAGAACCCCGATCTCGCCTGGAGCGGCTCCGAATGGGTTCCTCATTAT